CTGATAACATGATAGTTTACTTTTCCGATTGAAAACTCAACCTCTACCACGCATTCTTTTTCGTTGACGCTATTGATTAGTTGAGACTTACTGACTTTACGAAATGGTTTATTAAATAGCACAAAGCACAGGGCATCTAGCATAGTAGACTTCCCTGCACCGTTACTGCCGATGACAAGATGTGATTTGGATTCGTTGAGAGTCAACTCTGTAAAAGTATTGCCTGTGCTCAGGAAGTTTTTCCAACGAATCGTTTCAAAAATGATCATTTATCTTGCGGTGGCGGGATAACAAAATTATCAGCATCGATTACAGAGAAGCGATATCCATACTGACGACAATTCTCTTTGACAGTCTCTTCATCTACCTCTGTGACTGTCAGATCACGAGGGTATTCGTCTGCCTTAAGCATAATATAATACCTCTCAGCGTCGTCTTTGTCAACAAACATCTGGACGACTCTCTCCATCTTGTCGTCGTCTCTGACGGCATACACACCTCCTGATTTATCATCAGTTAGTACAAACATTACACCTCCAACGCTTCGACATACAGTGACTTTAAGATACCAAAGATCTCTTCGCGATTAGAATACTCAGAGACACACGATTCTAGGATAGAAAGAGTGTCTTCGACCTCAATCTCTTCATCAATTTCACCCAATTCCTGAGTCAAGTCTTCGACAATCTTCAGGTCTGCGAGATCAACTTGCTGAAGTTTCCTTACACACCGATCAAATTTTACCTGATCCTTCTTGTCACCTACAATTAGTTTAACATAGGTGCCTTCTAACTGTGGGAAGGTAGAGACATCAATGTCATCCTTGTAGAAGACTTTATTGAAGGTATTATAGGGATTTGCCACGAATTCCATGGACAAATCATCAGTATTTAGGACGTGGAATCCACGATCAAATCCATAATCATTCCAGAATAGTTGATAAGGATTGCCAAGATACTGAATAGGACCCTGGCGACTCTTCATATGGAAGTGACCAGAGCATGTCAGATCAAACTTTTCAAAGGGAGAGCGGTCAATACCATGCTCCATCTTCAGTCCAGGAATAACCTCAAATCCATTCAACTCAAGGTGCCCCAGACATACAGATGCCTTAGATGCTTTGATCTTTTTCATCACCTGCTCCTGATTTTCAGGGCAGATCCATGGCAGAAGAAGGAAACTCCTGCTACCAAACTTCTTAGAGGTAGGTTCTGTGATAACTTCGATGTTGTTGTAGTCACCCAGCAGCAACTCAGGTGCATTCACCTTGAGAGTATTCTTGTAATAGATGTCATGATTACCCACCAGCATGGACATGCGAATGCCACGCTCAGCAAGTGGATCAAACCACATCTCTCGTGCTGCATCAAGTGAATGAAAATTCACATACTTACGACGATCAAAGGTATCACCAAGTGCAATTACCTGAGTGATACCTTCTCGGTCAATGTAAGGGATGACTACATTGTTATAAAATTTCTGATACAACTTGGTGTAGAAATTATTGTCATTCCTAACACCAAAATGCTGATCAGTTATCAGAAGAATCTTCATTCCTTTTACCATTCTCTAGATCACGAAGGCGTTTCCGCCAATAACCACGGTCATTCTCATCACTGCAGGGATTCTCACGCTCCCAACCTTCATGCAATTCTTTGATACCGTCTGATGCCATTAGAGTTTACCTCCGACTACGCCGCTGTTTACTGTACGTGTGTATTGACCAAGGGTGCCATCTTGGAGACACATAAGATGCCAGCGTGACATTTTAATCACGCCGTCCCTAGTTGCTCCAGTAAGGAAGTGGGCACCCAAAGGTTTCTTTAGAATACTCGTATATAGACCGAAGCGTGTCTCTTTGATGTAAAACGCATCATCGATCCACTCTACGTCGTCTGGGATGTGTTTTTCTATGGTCCCCCCTAGGGTGGTCTCCAAGGTTTGCTTCTGATCTGTCATTAGTAACGCATGTTAGTTTCGATACGACTCTTGATGGAATTCATATCCGCGTGGTTGTCATTCTCATCTGAGTGGAAGACCTGATCGTAACCATTCTTCTCGATGAGTTTGTCACGGATGTCCATCTGACGCTTTTCTTTGGCGATTCGTCGTAGAAACGCATAGTAAACGATTTGCGTGAAATATGCAAATGGGTTTTTGCTCTTAGCGGGATCGAAGTTGTCGATGTATTGCACACAATTTTCTACACCATCGGAGATCATGTCCTCCTTATACATGTAGTTAATAAAATTGGGTCTATATGACAGGTGGGTGGCAATCTTCAAGAAGCAATCCCCCAGGTAGTGAGTAATCCTAGGCTTAGGTCTGTCTTGTAGCTTGGCAGTCTCAACTGCTTCTCGATACTTAACGATCTCCTCAAGAAACTTTTTATTGTCAACGTAATGTTGTTTTTTCTTAGGAGGCATTACAGTCATATTTAATTTTTTCTCACTTAATCATTATAAAAGATAATGCTTGAATGGTCAAGCTTGACACAGTTAAGAATAATAATTATACTCAACCATGTAAGGGTTGGAAAGGTACTACTTAGAGTCTTTCTTCTTCCACTGATCCTCTAGTTTCTTTCTCATCTCTGAGACTTTACCGACGAGACCCATGTTTTCATTCATGGGCACCCCAGGATCAGGGTCCTCACCATTCTTACCACTTTCTTTTCTCCACCACATCTTATACATCATGATTGCTTCTGTAGACATTGGAGCAATCGTTACGATGTCAGGTTCTTGAATTATATAAAACTCTTCATCTGACCACATCATCCATTTGACAAATCCTGCTGCCATACCCAACTCACCATCTCTCTCAATCTGAGTGAGGGTAGGGCACAGAGGGTCAGACACATATACCATTGTGCAATTATCTTCATTCGTGGCGATCATCGATCCCATAACCTCTTCGCCAGACACAAGTTTGACGATGCCGTAGAATTCGTTATCGTGACGGATGTAGTTAATCATTTTCGTAGGTTTACCTTAGTTACTTCATAATCAAATTTCTCTTCATCATAGATCTTCAATCGTTCTATGAGGTGACGGAGAGTGTAGTTGTGTCTGCTACCTCGGGAGCAATCATCGGCAATGTCATACAACACTGCTTGGGCTTTATTGTCTCCTTTACGCAAGACACGTCCAATGGACTGGAGGTTTCTTACTCGTGATTTAGATGGACTCGCAAAGATTACATTATGTAGGTTGCGAATGTTGATGCCTGTAGAGAAAGTACCGTAGGATGCAAGGATGATTGCATTCTTTTCTTGCTCACAAATCTTGCGAGCCTCTTCTCTTTCAACAGCATCGACACCACCATGTATGAAGAAGATCTTTCGATCTTTACTCACCTTATTATTTAGCATGTCCCATAAAGGGTCACCGTGCTTCTCGATGTAGTTGAATAGGATGAGTGTATTGCCGTCTAAGTCTTCTGCTAAGTTACAAATAAAGTTATTTCTCGTAGGATGTGATACTATATACTCCATCTCTTGTTGATAAGTATCGAATGGCACATGACCATGCTGCATCAAAAGCACACGCACCTTCAGAGGTGTCAGTTGACCCTTCTTCATCAGGTCAACAGTGGTCGTCACCTTGTCGCAACGCCCAAATAAACCTTCCAGCACAAGTTGATGACTGTACATCCCATCCAACGTGCCTGTCAGCCCGACTCTATACTTTGCATCGTGACACTTATTAAGAATACCTGTCAGTGACTTTGCCTTGTAGAGGTGTGCCTCGTCACCGATGATTACATCAAACCTTTCAAAGAATTTCTTGGGCTCTTTGTAGATGCTCTGCCATGTAGAGATAACAACAGGCGCTTCTACATATCTCTCTGTGCCACCCATAATCTGATGGACATAGTGATCTGCCTTCCACCCATAGTCTTTGAAGTCCTGTGTCAACTGAGACACCAGGGAGACTGTAGGCACAATGATTAGGACCTCTCTTTCTGCCTTGAGATGCCAGCGGACAAGACCATAGATGATCAGCGATTTTCCCGATCCTGTCGGGGATAGTAGTAACTTGCGACGCTGCTTAATTGCCGTGAAAAGTGCTTTGAGCTGGTAGTCTCGAATCTTAAATGGCAGTCCCAGAGATCTAACAAAAGACGCAACGCTTTCAGGTGAGACATAATCTTCCTCTTCGTTTGGCAGACCAAAGTATTTACTATCTTTGATAGTGTATTCGTATCCTTTCTGGTCAAGATACTG